AACACAAACAAAAAAAGCCTTTGAAATCTTAATGGGTATTAATAATTATGACTTGTAATAACACGCCTCATGGAATAAAAGAATTAATTAGAGAAGCGATTGAAGAAATTTTCTTGGATGAAGATGAATATGCGCCATTCAACTCTTTAAATGATAAAGTAGAGAAATTATTAAATGTTCAGCGTTATGAAGAGAGATTAAGTCTAGCTCGAGCAACTTTAGATAAATTCGACGATTACATGAAGAATGTGGATAAACTAAATCAAATGGTGAATGAGCTCAAGGGTGTTGTTTCCATGGCAAGAGCATCAATTGCTGAACGTAAAAAAACCGATAATAAATCTGATGAATCTAAACCTTTTTAAGTGGTTAGCCCATTAACCGCTAATCCTTTTCCTTAATTTTAATATCTCTAATTGAACCATCATATATCTGCATGAAAAGATTGCGATAAAAAACAATTTCATCAAGGGTTTTGCATTGAGCCAACATGCAATTAATTGTTGCGCTCATCAAGGCGGAAAAACCGAGCGATAGTTCATTGTCATTCAAAATTCTAGAAATATATGTCTCCATTTTGTTTGTCATTTCCATGACATCTAATAAATCATCTTGCGATATTGGCACTTTTTCCATGATTAACTTCCTTGCAGATAATAAAATTTATCATACAAGATAAAATTAATAATTATCTATAGGGTTTCACGTGCTTTTTTCAATGCTTCCAAAGCTTCTTCTCTGGTATCAAACTCACCAACGAGAACATTCTTATAGTTTATCATGTGACGAGCACGCCATTTTGCTGTTTCTTTTCGATAGGATACGCCTTTGTTTTCGCCACGGGATCGAATCAATCTACCTTTTGAAATCATATCATGAGTGTTTTCTTTCGCAGTTCCGAGAAATAAATGTTGTGGATTCACACATGCAGGATTGTCACATTTATGACAAACAAACTGGTCTTCCATTATTTGACCGAATGCAATTTGATAAGCTATTCGATGTGCGCGTCTCTTTTTTCCATCCCATTGAAAATTTCCATAGCCTGATAAAGATAATGAAAGAGTCCAAATCCAACAAGGACCAATATATTCAGATTTATAACGTTGATCTTTTGTTTGGTCACAAATCCGAACTTTCATCCAAAACTTGGCAATATCTAAGTATGACATGCTTTTCATGGTTTAATAATATCATATCTCGTATTTCTGTCCAAGAAATAAGAGAGGAGGTGGGTTATTAGGAATAATAGTCCAATTTTTTGGCCCGAAGAGTCACTTAACATCTCCTTGCGTCAAAGCATGGAAAAAAATTACTCCGACAGCATCAACATATTACAAACTCAATGGTATCAAAGTGACGTAGATCAGCGCTTCACTATTGGCGACCAAGAAGTTTGGGGTCTAATTTTTCCTGGTGTGGCAACTTATCGCAGGAAGATATGGAACTTCAACATCATGAATCCCATAGCTCAAGCAATAAGCGGACAACAAAGACAAACAAGAAAAAGTTCAGCTGTTATTCCAATACACAATGGTATGCAAAAAACTGCCGATCAACTAACGAAATGCCTATATCACAATCATAAATCAGGCTTTCATCAAACATTTAGCGATGCCTTTGAATTAGGCGCTGTTGTTCAAGGATTGGGCTTTATGTATATGTATGGGGACAGTACAAAAGATCCAATAAGTCCAGATCCTCGGTGGCGCTATATCGACATGAAATCATGTTTATTTGACCCATACTTTCGCAAACATGATATGTCTGATGCAAGATTCTGGTGGGTAAGGACCTTTCTAGATATGCAAGAAGCCGCTCTAATGTATCCTGAACATGCAGATGCAATACTTTCACTCCCAAAAGGTACTTACAGAGATGACAAATTCTTTTACATGCCCGAAGTCTATCAAATCCAATTCCCAAACCTCATCGCCTTTGACGAGTATTGGTATCTTACTAGTCGCGAAGCCAAATTTCTCGTGGATAAAAAAACTGAAGAATGTCAAGAATTTCAAGGAACTGAAGAGCAGCTAAAAGAGATACTACAAGCTTTCAAAGGAAAATTAACAACTATTAAAAAACAGGTTCCTACTGTACGCAGAAGCATTATTCTTAATGATAGAGTGCTTGTAGATGAACCTAACCCATATTCCATTGATAAATACCCGGTGGTGCCTACGCTAGCATACTTTACAGCGGATACCCCCTATTATGCGTATAAGTTCAGGGGGGTTATGAGGGATCTTAGGGATCCACAAAACCTCTTAAACCGTTTGAAGGTATCAAATTTAGAAATTTTGGATGCGCAACAACAAGGTCTAAAGATCAAAAAAGGTGCTTTAGTAACACCTGATGACGCTTTAAACTCAGGTCATGGTAGAGTGCTTTCAATTGATCCAGATTTTCAAATGTCAGATGTTGAGGTAATGCCAATTGTTCCCCCATCTCCCGTAATGCTTCAAATGGAAGAAATGTTGCAGGGAATTTTCTATAATATTTCCGGTATTGATCCAAAAGCCATGGGCATGGATATAGATGACAAAGCAGGTATCATCACGATGATGAGACAGGCATCTACTGCTAGAAATCTACAACGACTTTTTGATCAAGCAGATGAATCACAAAGGCTATGCGCTGAAATCGAAATAGAGTACATACAAAAGAACTGGACCTATGGAAAAGTTAGACAAGTTATTGGTGAAGAACCTACATCTGAATTTGATAGCAAAATATTCTTTAAATATGGTTGTAAAGTGGTTCAAGCGCCACTTACAGAGACGCAACAGCAACTAGAACTAGCTCAAATTCTACATGCTCAAAGTCTATTTCCTGATCTTATTCCTCCTGATGAAATCCTTGAATGCATGACCCTGCAAAATAAAGAGAGAATTATTGAGAAAGTCATGTCTAAACAAAAAGCTATGCAAGAGCAAGCGCAGAAAATGGAAGAGTTGAAAATGAAAGAACTTGAAGTTAATAACTTAACTAAAGTTGCCTATGCTCATAGTCAGGAAGGTTTAGCAAAAGAAAGGATTGCTAAAATAGGAACCGATCAAGCGGTTGCACAAGATAAACTTCGACGCGCACATCAAGAAGATACAGCAAGTTTATTAAATGTAGTGAAAGCACTTAAGGAATTAAAGGGTATGGATCTTGATCACCTTATGACACAAGTTCAAATACTTAATGAACTAAGTCCGGCTGCAAATCCTGAAAAAGATGTAGTTGCAAATAATCAAAATGTTGCATGAAAGTTAAACTAAAGATGCTTGAATTAAGGAGCAAAAAAATGGCTAAGAATTACGGTGGACGATCAGGAAAAGGTATGGATGGTGACAAAAGCTTCGGCGAAAAAGGATCCAAGGGATCAAGAAATGGTGGCATGCCAAGTGGCGACATGGCCATGGCAGGGCTTAATCAAGGTGACATGTCTCCAAGAATTAAGGATTATCAAAAACCAAGCAAAGACTTTTCGCAGGAAGGATTTAGTAAGACACTAGATTATATCGAACGTCAAGATAAATTCCAAGGTACTGAGGCCACAACGGTGGAAAAGCAAGCTTATAAAGGGAGATATTCCTAATGGCTAAATCTTCATCATCATCTCCTTCTTCAAAAGATAGACCGGGTGGAATAGAAATCCAAAGAGGCCCTATCAGCATGGATGAGCAATACTCCTTAGCGTTCCCAAGGGAACCTGAAAGAACTCGTGAGGATATGAGGCATCTTGATGAAAGAAGAGCCGGTATGACGCTTACAAAGCATGAGCCAAAACGCTAGATGTAAAGCGGTTTTACATGAGGCTGTTACTTCATCAAAAAGTACAGCCTTCTTTTCATTTCATAAGAGATATCGTGAAGAAGAAAAAAGAAACAAAAAAAGTCGTTCGCACTATAGGCAATCCGCTTCCACTTCTTCAAATGTCTTTTGTTCCAAAAAAAACTATTAAAAAATAACTCCACATGCTATATTCAGACCACTTGCATAGTTAAGTAGGAATGAGGATTCGGAGGGGTGACGGCCTCTCTTATGGCATGTTAGCTCAGAGAGTAGAGCGTTTACGGATTGGTCGCTGGGTGTGGGATCCTTTCGTAAAAGGTCGAAGGTGCAAGTCCTTCACGTGTCTTTTAACTCATCAAGATTTTCACTTCCTTTTCTCCACTTTTACTACCCAGAAGAATATCTCCTTTATAAACGGGATTTTCTATCCAGTTATCATTTTCATCTTTCATAAATCCAAAATATTCTAATTGAATATTTTCCCATCTGCGTATCATTTGAACTTGCTCAGGGGGATAAAGATCAGCGCTATTTATTATATTTATCATGTGTGATCTATGTGGTAATTCCCAACAAAAATATACATCATCGTTTGGAAAAACATGAAAAACCATGGTATCCTGTTCAGGATATGGTCTATATTTTGTTATCTTTGGTATTCGAACTAAACTTCTCTTCATGGTTAAGTCGTATTTTTCATAGAAAGCCAAATAAAATGGCTTTGATTGAAAATCAGGATGACACCTGCCTTTTTGTATTGCCTCATTGATATCTTTTACTAAATCTTTTTTGATTTCATGATTGACATCTCCAATGACAACACCTCTTTCCCCGTGAATCTGAGCGTCTCGATAAATTGATCCAGCAGTTTTACGTGTAGGATCGAATTGTGATTTAAATTCCATAATGTTATGTGACCCTCCCAGATCTAACTTTTCTCGTCCAATGATCTTTTATCATTATTTTATGTCCTTGTAGTGCACATGTCGGCGAACAAAAGACGGATCTTTGTCTTTTTTTTAAGCTCTCATCTCGAATAACCTGTTTTGCGCAAATGCGACAAAAATAAGGTTTAAATATTCGCTTTTTCGGTTGTTTTGCAGTTTTTTTCTGATAAACACATCGATAACAAATTTTATGATTATTTATAAAATCGCTAACTAATCGATCGATTTTGCAATTCTCACAAATCATATTCCTCACTTTTTTATAGACTTATAATAATTTTATTTAACAAAGTCAAGGAAAGGCGTACAAAAGGCGAACTAGCCATTTGCCGCGGCGTTATCCATGGGTTTAGCCGACCATATAAAAAAGGAAAATCATGACAGAAAATGAGAACCCAAATAGCGAAGTCCAAGAGGTAGCAACTCAGGTCCCATCCCAAGTCAATGAAGTGAGTGAGACACATCAGCCACATCAAGAGCCGGTAACTAATCAGCACTTGAAGGCTATGCGTCTTAAGAATGCCGACCTCGAAAGAGAATTGAAGAACTTACGCGATGCACAGATGCAAATTTTGCAAGCTCAACTTGCAAATTCTCATCCTGTACGCCAAGAAGTTGACGAATTCGATAATATCGGTGATGAAGAGTTTATACCTTTGGGAAAAGTTAAGAAATTAGCTGAGAAGAATACTCAGAAAATGCTTAAAAATACTGAAGAACTTGTCCGTCAAGAGGTGCAAAAGGCACTTAAGAGACAAGAAGACACTCAATTCATGGATCGCTTGAACCGTCAATATTCAGATTTCTCCGAGATCGTCAATCCAGAAACTTTATCAATTTTGGAAGAAACGGAGCCAGAATTGGCAGCAACGATTGCGGATTTAAAAGATTCGTACAAAATCGGTGTCCAAAGCTACAAATACATTAAAGCGATGGGACTTTCCCAATCTGCAAAGGAAAATCGAAGAGAAAAGGAAATAGATAAAGCTATCGCAAAGTCAGAAAAGGCGATTACGTCTCCTATGGCACACGATAAGCGACCTATTGCCCAAGCCTTTAAATTAACTGATGCAATGAAGAAAGATCTTTATCGTGAAATGCATGGATATGCAGCCCTTGTCAATTCGGTTCCCGAACAGACCTAGTAGGTCAAAGGGAAAATAATGACAGTATCTATAGCCTCTCTGCCTCCACAAATTCAGCAGAGATATAATTCAAAATTGCTGTCAACTCCTGAGCACAACTTAATTCACCAGTTGTTTGCCGTGCCAGTTGAGTTGCCAGACAATCAGGGCTTCATTGATCGTCAGTCACGTTATGACAGGCTTGACCTGTTTGAAGTGCCTCTCGACGATGGCCAAAACAACCCACCACCACAACAGCTTAATCGCGTTGACGTGGACTGCCGTGTACGTGTCTATGCGACTTATATCGTATTGACTCGTCAGGTCACGATCACCAATGAAGACCCTGTGCTTAATTCTGCGGCCGCTCGCTTGGGACAATCCCTCCGAGAAACCCAGGACGCCCTGCAGCGTGATAATCTCGAAAGTACAGCGAGTATTATAAATTGCGTAGGGGGGACTAATGGCGATATTCCTTGTGAGATGACTATCTCAGACGTGGATGACGTGTTTACAGTGCTTCAGAATAACTCTGGCGAATATATTACCAATATCGTCGAAGCAGAGTTGCGTTTTGGCACAAGCCCGATTGGTGATTCCTACGGTTGTATGTTAACTACACGTATGATTCCAGTGCTTTACAACATGACTGGTTTTATCAAGAAATTCCAGTATCCAAACATCAGCCAGACATTAAGTGTTGAAATTGGCGGTGCTAATAACGTGCGCTTCTTTGCCTCTGAGCAAGGATCTGTCACGCCAAACGCATCCATGCTTGGAAATGACATAGCCAATTGCTTTGTAGCTGCAAAAGAGGCTTACAAGGTTGTATGGCAAGCAGGTGGGAAAGCTCGCTTTATCTATCTACCTCCTGGATATAACAACGACCCATGTATGCTTCGCCATACCGCAGGTTGCTCGTTCTATCAAGGACAATGTATTACGAACGACCTCTGGATTCAAAACCTACGCTCAACAGGAATATAGGAGGACAATATGTCACTACCGTTTAGTTTTATTGGTAAGTGGAATTATACCAATCCTGCAACGCCTGTTGCAGTTAATATTCCCATGACAGATAGACCAGATTGGGTGATCATAAAAGATCTGACGAATTGGGGTGATACAACAGCCGTTTCGCCAATACAAGCCGAATGGTTTAGTGGTATGGCCCAAGGTTCATTTATTGGTCTTGCTCAGACAGTAACTACGGATGCTCTTACATCTGTTGCGGGAACAGCCAATGGTTTTACATTCATTGATCAGTCGCATCCTCCAACTTTTCCAAAAGTTGCAATTACGGCAATCAATGGAACTACGGGAGTTGTCGCAACCGCAAGTACAGCAGGATTGTCTATTGGCGATTATGTTCGTCTAATAAATGTCACAGGTGCACTTGAATTAAGTAATACTCTTTACGCCATTACTGCAATTACAACTAATACAAGTATTACCCTTGGTATGCTTGCAACAGCAGTAACAGCAGGACTTGTGGTTGCCAATGGTACTACAGGATTTTACCAAAAAGTTTATCCTGGCTTCATGTATCCAAAATTGTCCCCGGTTCTTTACATTACTCAGGCTACACAGGCTGTTGTCTACTTTGCTAGACCACATGACTATACGCCCGGTGAATTGGTTGATTTCCAAATTCCAACGCCATACGGAATGATCCAATTAAGTAATCTTACAAAGAAAGGTGGTCACAGTGCTTTAGGAAATGATCCAAGTGGCGCTGCAAGGGTATTATCTGTTGTGAATACCGCGCTTGTCTCATCAATTACCATTGATGTTGACACGACTGGATTTACAGCATTTGTTTATCCTACATCTGCTTTATTTGCAGGTGGTGCATCACCAGCTGTTTGTTTTCCTGCGGGATCTGGAATTGTTCCATTAAATGGATCACCAACACTTCCTCAAAGCCCTCCTGGAACCAATCTGTTAGACGCATTCGATAATCACGCTCAATATGTCATGAATCTAGGAACTTCCGTTGTTGGTGCTGCAAATGCCAACATGGTCGTTATGGCATTTAAGGCTGATTTTAATAATGCAATCACAAACGCATAGATCAAGTGAGGAGAGCATTAAGCTCTCCTCTTCTACATAAAGGAAAAATAATGGAAATTAGAGAAATAAATAAGAAGCCAAAGAAAAGTTTACCTGCTTTAGAAAGAGAAGAACTTATTAAGAAAATGCGCAAAGAAGACGATAAACTCGTCAATGGCATGTTTGAATTTCTTGATGCCCAGGGTGGATGGCTAGAGTTTGCCTATAGAAAATATCCAGGCGAGCCGATTCAAATGATTAAAATGATCCATGGCGAGATATGCGATTTGCCTATGGGAATCATTAAACATCTTAATAATACTAAGAAAAAAGTTCGTAGATATTCCATGGAATTGGCTGCCAGTGGTCAAAAAACTCCACGTAGCTATGAAACTATTTCAAGAGTAAGATTTACCCCCGTGTCGGTACTGTGACCACGAATAATTCAAATTTTGGTCCACCATTTGGAACGGATTTCATACCTAACTTGCAATATATTACCAATATTACGCAGTCGTCTCCTGCTATTGTTTATTTCTTAGATGATCATAATTTTACTTTAGGTGAATGGATTAGTTTTCGCATCCCTCCTGCCAATGGGATGATTCAACTTAATAATCAAAAAGCATTAATAATATCTCTAACTCCAATGACTGTAACAATAGCAGTAGACAGTTTGCAATTTTATCCATTTATATATGTGCAAGATCCCCAAATTCCTTGCGTAGCAGTTCCGGCAGGTTCAGGAATTCCACCTGGATCTGGGACAGTTACACTTGAGGATGCATTTGATAATAGGCCAATTTTATGATAACATTTGTACCTACTTTTCCTCTATATCCAACACTTGCCGATGCTGTTACTAAGACACGTAAATTAACTGGTTCAAGTAATGCTTTTCAGGTTACAGATGAATATATAGTAAGACAAATGCATAGCTTTTATTCTTACGACTTACCTGCTAAATTTAGATCACTCAAATTAAAAGACATTTATACCTTCACAACTAACATAGGGCAAGATGTCTATCCTTTTAACAGCGAGCTTTACATTACGGTAAATCAACCTTGCTATTGCGCTAAAAGAGAGATAAAACTTTTTCATAATCCATGGAATTTCTACGGAGTCAATTATAATTGGCAACAATATACTAATTTTGATTTTGGTAATGGCACAACTGGTCCCTATGGAGGATTCACAACTGCGCATCCTCTTATTTCAAGCGTTAACAATGATCCCGGTCCTAAAATTAGTCGCAATCTTTTCTTTCCTCAAGGACGTGTTCAAAACGTTTTAATTACTGCAAACGTCATCGGCGCTAATGGTATAGGTCAAACTCAAAATGTTACTGACGATGGCCTTGGTAATTTAATTCAAATATTTCAAACTTCTGATAATGCAGAGCAAGAATATGGTTGGACTTACTATCGTCAATATGCATCATCCACACCTGATACTCCCGGAAATGCGACAATCAATTATTTAACAGGTGAAATATCCGGCCTTGTATTTGCCGAAGCTATAGCCGACGGAATTCCAATACAAATTCAATACAACCCAAAGAAATTCTCCATTCCTTTAGCAATCATGTTCTACCAAAACCAATTTACGCTAGCCCCAGTGCCGGATAAAGGTTATACTATAGAACTCACATGCTATCGTCAGCCTATTCAAGCATTATTGGCAGCTGATATGACCGGTAATCCCGAGCTTTCAGAATGGTGGGAAATACTATCTGTAGGTGCTGCTAAGAAGATATTTGAAGAAAGACTGGATTCTGATGGTGTCATATTCATCGATAAAATGCTTAAAGAGCGTTACGACATCATCGAGACAAGAACTTACGCACAGATAGGCCAAGAAAGGATTCATACAATTTACACAGATCAATTGACGCATAATTATGGACAAGGCGGTTTAACCGCAGGATTTGGTTCTATATGAAGAAAACAACGATTAAAACACCAATTATTAAAAAAAAGAAACTCAAATCCTTGCCTAATAAACCGATACCACTTGGGGGCGGTCCATTTGTAGGCAGACACACAACAGGATAAACTTATGGTAGTTATAAAGGGCAAAGAAAAAATACTTAAAAAGCCGATTGATAAATCAAAAATTCAGATGAGCAATGAGGCTAAACGTAAATTGCGAAGACCACAAGACAATCAACCCATTGCCGTTGTTGCGGTTTAAAGGAAAAATTATATGTCAATACCAACATATACGCCAAAATATCCACCCGATGGCTCTTCATTAGGACAGACTAAATCCGTCATACGAAATAACTTGGATGGGACTTTTCAAACATTGGGCATAGATCATGTGAATAATAATGGTCAACCTGGTTCTCAGCCAGCAGGTTACCACACGATTATTCATGAAGTCACTCAAACAAATGTTTCAACGGTACCCGGATATAGTCAAATATTTTCCGGTGTGCCAGGTACTTTGATTATTAATGGTGTAGTTACCCCGAATACATCAACAAGTACAGATTCACAGCTTTTTTATTTAACAGCGCAAGGCGGTCCTTCCCAATTGACGGGAAATCATGCAGCCTCAAATGGCTATAATTGGATGGGAGGAATTCTTTTTCAATGGGGAACATTCAATAGTGATGGAGGACCTGGTCAAATAGTGACACTGCCTATACCTTTTCCAAGAAACTTCTTCGCTGCGCAAGCGACCATGATAAGGAATAGTTCTAATGTCGATGTCATATATTCAACAACGAATGCAACACCTGGCGTAGTAAGTACAATATCTTTTAGAGATACATCTAGTGGGAATCCATTTTTTTGGTTTGCAATAGGAAATTAAATGACAGGTTTTCAACAGGTCTTAATAGGCGGATATCCTGGTGGTGGTCTTACTCAGGATAAGAAACCTGCATTTCTTCCAAATGAAGCCTTTTCAAATCTAGAAAATGCTTATGTCTTTCGCGAAAGAACTAAAAAACGCGATGGCGAAGTGCCCATGGGGCGACTTTCTCGTCTTTTTACAGCTTCTTCTTTAGGCACAAGCGGCGCATCTCCTTGGAGTTTCAATATCTACACACTTCTTGGTATTACTCCTGAGCCAAATGCCGAAATTCAACCGGGAAGTGTAAATATATTCATTGCTGGATTAGCCACACCTTTTGTAGATCAAGGAAATGGAATCCTCACTAATATTACTGCTGGCAATTCTGGTATCATTAATTACATGACAGGAAGTGTCACGCTTATCACGACTGCCACGCCAGGAAGTGCAGCGACGATTACTTTTTCCTATTTTCCAGCTCTTCCAGTTATGGGAATATTAAGACGAGAAGTGGCAACAATTGGTATTGATTTCACTATCTTCTTCGATACTAAATATGCCTATCAATTTTCTGAGGGAGTTTTTCAAGAATTAGTACCAGGAGAAACATGGACTGGAACAAATACTGATTTTTTTTGGGCTGCTAATTTTCAAGGAGCAACTCCGGACTTAAGATATTTCTTTACAACGAATAATAACATAGATATTCTAGGAGGAACTTACGATCCCATTCGCTATTATAATAATTCAGTGTGGACAGATTTACAACCATTAGTTACCGCAACAATCACTCTTTGGCAAGGTCTAATTATAATACCTTACTATGGACGTTTATTGATTCTTAACACATGGGAAGGTTTAACGTCCGCTACGTATACAGGTGCGACTAATTTTTTTGCCAGATGCAGATTTAGCCAGTTAGGTGATCCGATAGATCAAACAAATTCATGGCGCTCAGATATTTTCGGACGAGGTGGCTTTATCGATGCACCAACAAATGAATCAATTGTTAGTGCAGCATTTTTCAGAAATACATTAATCGTTTTTTTTGAATATTCAACTTGGCAATTGCGTTATATAGGTGAATATGGCTTACCATTCATTTTCGAAAGAATTTCTTCAGATTTTGGTGCTGTTAGCACTTATAGTTCTATTGTTTTTGACCAAGGAGTAATGGCCGTTAGTGATCGAGGTGTAATTCAAGCGGCTGCCAACGGCCTTACTCGTCTTGATGAACAGATACCTGAACAAGTATTCAGTTTTGAAATCCAAAATAATGCCCCTAATTTTGTGCATGGAATTCGTGATTTCGAAAAAGAACTTGTTTATTGGAATTATCTCGATATTTCCAATCAATCTACGACTCAGTCTTATCCAAATACTGTTCTAGTTTTCAATTATCGAAATAATACCTGGGCAAAATTCCGCGATAATATCACTTGCTTTGGACCGGCTCAATTTCAATTTGGTATTACTTGGGATAGTTTAACTACGCTTTGGGAAAGTAATGTAAGTTGGGATAATGTAGATGATCAACAATTTGTTGATTATATTACATCAGGCAGTCCAAATGGATTTATAAATATTTACAATAATCCAGATGCGAGTACAGGTCGTCCAGTTAGTACCCTTTACGCGCCTAGTATGGCTATAACTGCTGTTGATTTCACAAAAAATCCAAATCAATTTACAGTTCCTAATCATAATTTTGAAAATGATGAAATAATTTATATTACGGGCGCTATCTGGGATGGAACTGATCCTGGTATAAATAATCAAATTTATAGAGTCACCATTGCAAGCACAGGAGATCCCTTATTACCTGATCCAAATGTAATTACTTTAAGCATATGGAATCAAACATTTCAGAATTACGAAGCAGTGTTTATGACATCTTCCGCCATCTATATCGGAGGAGGGGTGATCACTCTTTTTCCTAAAATGAATATAGTTGGAAAAGATTTTAATCCATTCCAAGGGGCTGGAAAGCAGTTTAAATTATCATTTATTGACTTCCAAATGGATTCAAATCTTGCGTCTCCTGCTATTACTGCTATTACTGTGCAATTATTTGTGAATTCTCGTATGGGAGAACAGGCAAATCTTATAGCGACTAATCAAGAAATTATCAATTCATCTCAAAATTGTGGCTTTATAACTGCTGCAACTAAGACAAATCCATGTCAAATAAAAAGTCCAGATCACAGCTTGATTACTGGAACATTGATTTACATAGCCAATGTTCAGGGCATGACGCAATTAAATGCAGCTATTTATTCCATAACTGTCGTGGATTCAAATAATTTTACATTGGATAATACGGATGCTAAAGGTTTCTCTATATACGTGAAAGGAGGAATTTGGAATACAGATCCCACCAATGGCCAGACTTATATCCCCGGCTCAGAATATGCATGGTATCGATTCTATAGCACGCAATTTGGGCAATATCTTCGCGTTGGATTAACCTACGATGATACTCTCATGAATCAATTAGCCACACACCAAACACCCATGGAATTGAACGCGATGAATTTATTTTTTAGGGAGGGGGGGCGAATTTGTAATTGACTCGTTAAGGTGGATTATGGTATATTAATCTCTAAAAAGGAGATTTTATGCCTAAAGGAAGTCATTTATCTGAGTTTAATAAAAAACGTAGGAAAAATTATATAGGACAAAAGTTTGGTAAACTTACGGTTATTGAAGATGATGGAATGAACAATAAATCTTATGCTTATAAATGTCTTTGTGAATGTGGAAATATTCGTAGAAACGTCAATGGTTATGAATTAAAAAGAGGTGTCATAAATAGTTGTGGATGTGCATATCCAAGAGGGCATAAGAGACCTTGTAAAACAATTGAAGAATATCATAATCATGTAAAAAAAGAATTGTTATCTAAACGGAATATTGTTAATGAATGTTGGGAATGGTTAGGTCAATTAGATAATAAAGGATATGGAAGAAGAACTTTTACAATAGATGGAAAAAAAAGAAAAACTCCTGTGCATCAGATTTCATATAGATTATGGAAGGGTGATATAGAAAAAGGATTATTTGTTTGTCATACCTGTGATAATAGAAAATGTTTTAATCCTGAACATTTATGGATTGGAACTCAAAAAGACAATCTTCAAGATATGAAAATTAAAGGTCGAGGAGTTGATCATAAAGGTGAAAAACATCCCCAATCAAAATTAAAAGAAAAAGATGTTTTAGATATTCGTAGAATGAGATTAGAAGGAAAAAAATTATCAGAATTAGCAGATATTTTTAAGGTAAATTTGGTGACAATTCTATATATTTGTAACCGAAAAAATTGGAAGCATATTTGACAATGTAAAGCCGCTTTACCTTAAAGGAAATATGGAAGAATACTCAAAATTCATCTTCATGAACAAAGAAATGGAAGAAAAAGTAAAAAATATGTCTGATGGAGAATTAAATTTATTTTCTTTATTTATAGCGTATAGTTTAAATAACACAATGAGAGAAATAAACGATGACATTCTCAAGCGACCCATCGCTGAACACAAATCAACTTCCCATATCACTTGATGTAAATCCAGAGGATAAGGATTTTGATTCTATTTTGCTTCTCTATTTGCGTCGAGTTGCTAACGCTGTCAATACAAAAGAAAGCGGATTATTTCTTCTACAAGAGAATGCTCCTTTTGAACAATGGTATCAAATTGGTAATCCTCAACAGAATCGTAGTGCGTATAGAATTACCGTTGATTTGGTGTTGTTAAATGGCGGAAACATTCCAACAGGTTCAACTAGTTTAGCTTTAACAACTTCTACACAACCCATGATGATTAATGGTTATCTCTATCCTGTGCAAGGTTTTGGAGGGGCTAAAGATACTACTGGATTATCTTATTTTCTAAATGATCCACAGATTTACGTAAGATATAATAGCTCGACAAATACAATTATTATTCAAAATAATTCAGGTAACGCCCTGACATGGTGTGTTTTCGTTTTGGAATACTTGAAACAGTAGGTTTATTATTATGGCAGGATTCGGTGAATGGCTTTTCGGAAGCGATGACAAGTTTAAGAAACTTGCAAATGGAACAAAAGAGCAACAGCAGTTTGGTGGCCAAGACCTTATAGGTTTACTTCAGAAAATGATGCAACAAGGTGGAGGCTTTAATTTAGCTAATCAACATGATCAAGGCTTACTTGGTCAAGGACCGGATGCCTTTAATCAATTCGCCGATCCTTATATGCAACAATTTCAAGAACAGTTGCTTCCTCAAATTGCCGAAAGATTTGCCGGCCGAGGCGCTCTTTCGTCTAGCGGTTTCGGTCAAGCTCTCGGAGGAGCCGCGTCGGGTTTACAATCCCAATTGGCTCAATTATTTTCTCAACTACAAGGGCAAGCTGCCGGAAGACAGCAGGGTCAATTTCAGAATCTTTCTCAACAGGGATTAGGTTATGAGCCATTTTCATATAACCAACAGAAAGGTTCAAGTGGAATGTTAGGGCCGCTTCTTGGAGCTATTGGAACTGGTGTAGCAGGTCCATTGGGAGGAGCGTTAGGAGCTGGTATCAGCAGTTTATTCAAACCATCATCTGGCGGATTAGGTTAAACCATGGTACAAGTAATACAATCAGAAAATCATCAAGGAAAACTTTCAGAAATGCTTGGCATGAGTCTTGGCCAAGGTATTGGAAATGGATTAAATACCTACTTTGCCAATCGCAGTCTTGATAGTGTCATGAAAGATAAATCCTTAGAAAATGCGCCTCAGTCTAAAAAGCTTGAAGCTATACAAACTGCTATGAGTCCATATGGAGAAAAAGGAAAAGAAATAGTTCAACAAAAAATGCAGACTTATCAATTAGAAGAGCAAGAAAAACAAACAAAAAAACAAGAAGCTCA